TATATCATCAGAGACTTTCCAGAGGCAGTTGGGGATATCAACAACCTTCTATTATGTTTTAGGGCGTCGTGTACTCCCTCTACTTGGTAATCGCGTGGGGCATACTTAGATATAGCAGTCATATAATCTTTCACACCTTCCTTTGAAATCATATCATTTGTTTCAAAAGGAAGACCATAGAATTTATTATTTACAAATTCATAGGTGTATTCATGGTTATCACAAAACTGTGTAACCTTATCCAATAACCCGACGTATATTTCTCCTGTCTGAGTATTAAATAGACGAATTTTTCCATCCCAGTACTTACTTCTATACTGAGGCATAAATTTTGCACCAGGAACTTCAAAGGTAAATTGGTCTGCTAATTCATAGTAGACGTGTGGATCTGCTTTTACCTGAAGATATACCTCGTTCTTTTTTGATATAATCAAATGAGACATGCATATAGGTCAAACCTATAGATATTTAGTTCATATGTTCAAATTGATACTCTAAAAGAAGTTTAAAAAAATTATCTCTCATCGCAATTAAATCTCGCTGCTCATCGGGGTCACCGCCAGACCACTTCTCAACTGCCTGAGATAATCCCTCATGTATCATCTTTATTCCTCTATAATTTAATTCTATTGAGTAATAAATTTCGTCGTTCATTTTCCTACCTTAAAAGCGTATTCTAATAACAATCTATTTAAAAAATCTTTTATTTCCTCCAATCTTTCTTTCTTTTCTGGACATGACACCCAATTATCTAGATGAAGATTTACTGATTCGTGAATCTGTCTAACATCCTCTACTCCCAAATCTATTGAGATATATGGGACATTTTCATCAAAATTTTTTTCGTAGAGATAATCGTCGTCCATTAGTTAAATCCTGCTTGGAAACGGTGCCATTCAATAGCGTTTTTAATTTGAAAAGTTCTATTGGAAATATTTTTAATAACTTCTTCAAGAAATTTCAGCATTACATCATAATACCTAATTTTCATATCAATAGCATTTAGTTTCTCATCTGCCTCTATATGCCTTTGTAATGCATCTTTCTCTCTAATCTTATATGGAAAGGGTTCTTCGGCATAAACCTCTTGTGGTGCCTTTCCGGTGTAATAATTATACCTTTCAAGTCTTACTTTATTGTATGACTCTCTCGCTTTTTCTCTCAAGAGAGTAATTGTATTGTAGAGTGTGTAATACTTGGAATGTAATTGTGGAATTTTTAATGATTCATCATGTAAGTTATCAGGATCGATTTGGGAATCTTTTGCCCACATCTCCTGAATTTTGTCAAGGTCCATCATAAGCGAGTTCTTCCATTAGGTCCTAGGATATCGTACATAGTATACTTGAAAGTGACCTCTGCTGTAAAGTACTGTATGTCAGTTTCTGTTGCTTCAAATTCCAAAGATGTCAAATATGTTGGAAATAAATCTTTAAATTTTACAACAGCAACATCTCTAAAATTGCTGTTTAAAATATGAAGACTTCCATCACTAAATTGTTTTTTGTAATCTTCAATCCCATCATCTTCTTTTAGTAAGTCATCAAATTCTTTCAGAGAATCTGGACTTCCAAGACCTCTCAACCAATTATGAATTAGCATGTAATTTTCTAGATTTTCATCTACCAAAAATCTTAATGATAAATCTCCATAAGACAATTTATCTCCTGGAACATCAACATCCTTTAAGTATGATGGTTGGTTGATAGTTCCTAAACTGATTTCTGGTATTCTAGAAGAGTTTGAAAAAAAATCTACCTTAGGGTGTTTTGCTAAAGTAAATTTAAATCCAACAGGAGATAAAAAATTTCTATTTCCTATCTGCCCACTAAATGCATTTGTCATTATCAGTCAATAATAATATTAAACCATTGCTCACTCATTCCACTAATAATCTTATCAGCAGACTCCTTATCTTCTGCATATCCTTCAGCAATCAGATGCTCAACGATCTTCTCGTAGTGTCCATGAGCTTCTTGAGTTTCTCTAGGTGTTGGTTTCATGGTTCAAAGCGTTTATTTATATTTAGATAAAAAAAGAGGGTCCCGAAGGACCCTCTGAGAAAACCTTGTGAAAAAGGATCACATGAGGTTGGAAACAATAACACGTCTGTAGTAACGGTTGTCGTTCTGGACGATACCACCGGAGGTAGCACCACCAGCAGCGCCAGCGAATGGGTTAGCAGCAAGACCATAACGAGTCTTGAATCCGATCTTAGGCTGGAAGGTGTTCTCGCCAACGGCACGGACCATCTGAAGAGGAACGTATGGGCAATAGAACAGACCTGCGTCATAAGGTGAAGTACCCTTATAACCAGCAACGAAATACTGGAGACCGTTCGAACCGCCAACTGCATTAGCAGAATATGGATCGATGTAGACACGATACTTACCAGCAAGTACACCTGCGAAGGTGTTACCGGTGTCATCAACGTTCAGGTTAGCGTTGAGTGCAGGGGTGTAATCGAGTACGCCTGCCATGGTGAGTGCGGAAGCAACATCTGCGGAACACAGAATCATGTTGCCCTTCCCTCTACGAGTCTCTTGGGCGATAGCGTTTGCTTCACGCTCGATTTGGAACAGGAGACCCTTGAACTTCTCAACAGACCAGCGACCGTTGGAATCAACGTCCAGATCGAAACGACCAGGAGTTGCAACGTTTGCTTGAGCACCAGGACGTGCAGACTTGTAGATGGTTCTGATGACTTCACGGTTGATCTCAGCAAGAATCTCAGTAGAGAGAATGTTTGCGAGTTCAGCCTCAGCATTCAGACCATGGATTGCCTTGAGGTCTTGTGCCAGTTCCAGGGAGTACTCTGCCTTGAGTGCTCTGGACTTTGCAGTAACAGCGACCTTCTCGATCGAGAAGCCCATCTGGTTGAAGGTCTGACCATCGCCAAGATCTTCAGCCTGAGCGGTATCCATACCGCGACCAACGGAATATGCATTTCCGCTTTCGCCAGAGTTACCAAGCAGAGCAGGGTTGCCACCAAGTTGACCAGTAGTACCGAAACCGGTAGTACCACCAACACCACTATTAGCAGTATATGCGCCACTAGTGTTGATTCCGCTGTTAGAGAATGCGGTATCTGCTTCGTCGAAGAGTGCCTCGGTACCGGCCATGCCGTCATAACGGGCTCTCATAGCGAAGATGAGTCCGGTAGGACCATTCATTGGTTGAACGCCTGCGAGGTCATATGCGACCAGGTTAGGCATTGCACGTCTGATCAGGGAGATCAGAACTGGGTCGAAGTTTGAAACTCCACCACTTGAAACGGAGTTAGTAGGTGCTTCGCCGAGGAATTCCTTTTCCTCACGGAGCATTTTTTCTTGGTTCTCCAGAAGAACTGCGGTGACCATTCTACGATGGGAGTCGGAAATACCGCCTTCGTGGTCGAGAATAGGTGCCCACTTCTCCTGAAGGTGTTCAGCATTGAAACCTTGCATTTGAATTTACCTTGTTAAAAATTTTAGTTTGATTTATAATTTAAAAATCACTTTTTTGAGACTCTGCCCAGGGTATTCAGATATGATTCCATAAGAGGAGTTACTGAATCATCAGCAACAGTCATATCAGAATCTTCGGAAATAGTATCCGATTCGTCTCTTTGAGCACTAGCAGTTTCCGAGAAATAAGATTTTCTCAGAGTAACCAGTTTCTCACGATAGTTCTCTTCACTATCAAACTCAACATTTTCGGCAAGAGAAGCGAGTTTATCCTTTTGCGAAAGTGCAAGACCTTCACAAACCTCGGAGAAGATTACATCAGCAACCGACTCAGCTAATCTTTGATTTAAAGCAATATTAGATTTAATTTGCTCGTTGAGTTTATCTTCCATCTCATCTAATTTCTCTACCATGGTAGAGAGTACATCATACTTCTCTTCAGGGATAGTTACATAATGTTCTTCAAAAAGACCCTTCATTCCGGTGAGGAATGATTCAGTCATTTCAGTCTTGAGACCCTGCTCAATAGCGAGTTGATTTTCTTTGACCCACTCTTCAGCAACATACTCAAGATATGCATCAACTCTAGTAGTCAGTTCTTCCTTAATGGTAGAAACTTCTTCCTCAAGAGTTGTTTCATATTGTGCCTTCAGTTCTTCTTGAACTTCAGCAACTTTTGTCTTGATAGCAGTTTCGAAGATGGTACGTGCTTTCTCTTGGAACTCCTCAGAAAGCTCTTCGCCAGCAAGAAGTGCTTCAACATCTTCTTCGATGTTGTATTCTGCCTTAATTTCTTCCTCTTCAGAAACAACTTCCTCTTCGGTAGTTTCCTCTTCGGCAACTACTTCGGTTTCTGCAGTCTCTTCAGTAGTCTCTTCTTCAGCGACTACTTCGGTTTCTGCTGTTTCTTCTGTGGTCTCTTCTTCAGCAACAACTTCCCCTTCAACCTCTTCCTCTTCTTTTGCCATCTTTTTCATTGGTTCAGCAGGTTTTGCACCTCTGTTAACAATGTCTTTGACAGTCGCTAAAGAAGGCTCCTTAAGTTTTGCGGAGTCGTCATCGACTTTATAGTTTTCTGGTGTAGGACCGCCGAGATCTTCCACTGCAGGTTGCCCAGGAGTTGATTGGGACAACTTTTGCATTGGTTCAGCTGCAGCAGCACCCTTGGTTACTACGTTTTCCATTTCTTGTAAATTGCTACCAACGGACATTTGATTAAATATTTTTTGTATTAATCTATATTTATTTATAAATTAAAGATTTGAGAGAAATTCGCTGAATAAGTTCAGCTTATGCTCTTCAAGTGCTTTTTGGTCAACGAGAGTGTTAATTCTCTTCTGAGTCTTCTCTGCGAGTTGTTCACGAAGAATTCCTCCATCCCAAACCCACTCTTTTCCTTCCATAATTCCCTGAACAAAAGCATCAGGTGCAGAAGGATCGGCAACGATATCAGCAGCAGTTGCTAACATGAAATCTTCGCCAACGACTTTGATCCCATTATGATTCTCTCTTAAAGATCCAACACCACGAGAAGAAACTCCAAGCATTACACCTTCATCGAGAAGAGAAGATGCAATTTTGCCCATAGGGGTGTTAAGGATTTGTGCTTTTCCTCTAAAATTAGATCCTTCTCTAACCAGAGAAGTAATTTTATGAGAAACTCTGTCAAGATTTACGGTAGGACCATCAGGATGACCGAGTTCTCCAAGAGCACGTCCTTTTGAAACAAATGATTCATTATATCTACTAACCTCTTTCTCAAGAGTGCTCATAGGATACATTCTTCCATTACGATTCTTTAAATCACCCTGAAGAAATACACCTTCGATGTATAACCTCTTATTGACACCCTTACCTTCGGTAACGATCTGTACGTTTGAAATTTCTTCTGTGATGAGTTTCATTTTTCTTAGTTTGTGAATGCTATCTGAGAACCGAATACCGTACCAGCACTAACTGCACCACCTGCTGCTAGTTCTACTACAATATTTGCACCAATTTCTTTTTCAACAGAAAGTCTTTCTCCTCCTGCCATATGAATTTCATAAGATGCAGTTCCTGCAATAATTACTTTTACTGCAGCGGCATTTGTATTAATGATTGATACCAATCTTGCAGCATCTAAATCAGCAGATGCACTAAAAAGATCTTTACCAAGACTTACTGGCTTTACAGTCATTCTTCTGTTTCCTCTACTTCGGATTCATCAAACATAGATGCTCCGACTACTGGACGAAGAGATTGAATTCTCTCTGCCGCCTTTCCATACAGAACGTCTTTCAGTTTGTCACTAATTTCGGAAGCAGATACATCAGCACCGATTAAATTTACGATTTCTTCCATGAAAAAAATTGATATAACTATATTTTCTATTTATATCTCGGCAGCTTTGCCGTCTGCATCAGTAATTCCACCATCTATCTCAGGTTCCATAGGGACATCTCCAAGCATTTCTCCTTCACCTTCTGCTGGTAATGGTTCTCCCGTAACAGGATCTATAGAACTTGGGTCTGGAATGATTCCATTTTCAATTTCCTTTTCAATCTGATCATCCATCTCTTCAATTTCAGAATCTGTCTGACGAAGAACTTTCTTACGTACCCATTCTGTAGAATAATACTTTCCAATATATGGTTCAATAGTTGCTAAGATACCAAGACGCTCATTAAGCATCTCAGTTTCTTTCAATTCTGCAAACTGATTATCGTATAAGAAATCATATTGAATATGATCACTAATTGAATCCCAATCTTCTATAGACACTACGTTTTTGAGAATCAATTGTGTTTTCAACATATCATTAAACATTTGAGCAAATCTTTTTCTCAAACGTCCAACAAACTTAGAAAACTTGAGTTCATCTCTCAGGATCTCAGAAGACCGACCGAGATTGAAACCACCGTCGGCAGCAATTCTTGATTCTGGTACTCCAAGTGCTCTATAAAGTTTCTTCTGGAAATATTCAATATCAGAAAGTTCTCCGAGATTTTGACCACCAGGAAGTGTGGAGATTTCAGTTCCTCTTCCACCTTCGCGACGAGGGAGCCAGAAATCTTCAAGCATACTCATATGCTTGCGGTCATCACGAACTTCACCAGTGTTTGCATCATATATTTGTTTGTTACGATAACGCATCATAACATCACGGAGATATTGTTCTGCCTTTACCTTTGGAAGATTTCCTACATCAATATAAAAAATACGACGTTCTGGCGCACGGGACATACGATAAATGACTAGCGAGTCTTCAATCATTCTAAGTTGATTAAGAGACTTGATTGCCTTGTGAAGATAAGAAAGAATTGATCCCTTATTTCTATCTACAAGACCTGAAGTGCAATATGTAATTGCATCTTTAGCAATTTTAGTTCCCTTAGTTCCACCACCACCACTCATAACTCCCGTAGGATAGTTTGGTTTTGGCGTAAATACAAAATATTCCTCAATTTCTGGAGCAACAGCACTATTAGTTTTTTGTCCTGGAATATTTGGTCCTATAAGATTTTTATCTTTTTTCTTTTCTTGGCGGACAAACCGCATTTTCATCGGATCAATATATCTTAATTCTTTAATTCCTTCCTGAGGATTCTTTAGATCAATTACTTTATGATAATAAAGTCTTCCATCAACATACCAATTTCTAAAAATTTCATGTGATTTCTTGTCAAAATCTAAAAGTTCTTTAAGATATTTAAATTCTTCTCTAATTGCTTTTTTTAATTTATCTGTAGCATTCAGATTTGAAAGTTCTATTTCTATAGGAGAATCGTAGAGGTCACTAACAAGTGCCTCATTTACAACATCTTCTATAGCATTGTCACACTCTGGGTGCAACGACATTTCTCTATATCTTTTAATTAAATCAAATTCTGTTCTATATTGCCCTTCAATATCTACATACGAACCATAAAATCCACTGCTTATATAGTTGTCAACCCCGTCCTCATTATTTTGAGGAACGGGGGAAACTATACCTTTGGATTTTTTTTCTGTATCCTCAATAGAAAAACCAAAAAGTTTTGCCATAGTATAAACTGACTAGACTGTTATTTTACTATTTAGCTGATGTCTTCTCCACCTGCTTGAGCGTCAGTTCCTCTAAATGCTTCCCAATAATGGACTTGCATTTCTACGGTAAACTCTTGGATCGTATCAGTAGTTTCATAATTCAAATCAATCGTAGAGATGTTCGTTGGGAAAATATCCCAGAACTTGTAAGATCTGAGAACTCCTCCATTACGATCAAGTTGCTTAACTGTTGCATCCTTATAGTAAGTATTTGGATCAGTAAGTCCTGTTGCATCAGTCATTTTGTTGATTGTATTCATCCACTTTTCAAAAGCAGAACGAATTGAGAAATCAACATCGTTAATGACAGTAATTGTCCAAGTTTCAAACGTTCTATCACCTGCTACTTTCAGAATACGACCTCTAAAAGGAACATCGACAGAAGCAATTGTAGAGGCAGGCAGTGCTGCTGCCTTTACAAGGAATCTAGACTTTTCAAGAACTTCTGCCTGATTAGCAGGTTTTGCTGCATCAGGGAATGCTAATACTACTTCAAATAGATTGGGTCTTGCACCACCACCAGATAACTTACTCTTAAAATCACTAATTGTTCTTACTGGTGAGGTATTACGTTGTTGGCGACTAGGCATTTTTCTTTAATCCTCTAAATTAAACGTTACCGATGACTTCATCAAACGAAACGCCAGATCTGGTGGCGACAAACGAAAGACCAATAAAGTTAATTGATCTTGCGGGTTTGATATAAATGTCAGCCACAAACTCATTATTGTCTATGACTGCACCTGTGTTATTTGTTTCGTCACAAATAACTACATAATCTTGAATACCTCTCTTCGCTTGAACATCACGAAGGAAAGGTTCAACAACGTTTACAAAGTTAGTTCTTGTAATTTCATCGTTGAATTCAAAGAGTTGATCTCTTGCTGCAGCAGAAATTGCATCTTCAAGGAAGATGAACAAACGACGAACGTTGATACGATCGAATGCAGATGCCTTAGCAAGTCCAGTCTTGTCACCAAACAGAACAATACCAGCACCAGGTGAGAAGATTACTGGATTAATTCTTTCGGAATAGAGGCGATCTCTTTGCGACTGATTTGGAGTGTATGCCAATTTAACTGCATTCAGAATTGCACCTCTCGATGTTCCTGCAGGAGAGAACCAAGGGAAGTTATCAATATCATTACGAGCACACAACCCAGCAATATCCCCATTCAAAGGAACATAGCGGAAAGTATTTGCAAATCTATCGTACATATACTTATATCCACTATCAAATATTGCATAAGATGAAGAAGGAATCATGGAGTAGTAAGCGAGTACATTATTTGTAATCGTCTCATCATTATTTAAAGTATTTGATGTTCCATTACCAGACTCACTTAAGAATGCTCCTCTGTATGGAGAGATGAACGCTACTGCATCTTTTCTTTGTCCCGCGACAGAAATTAAAAGACTTGCTAAAGATGCTGCCTTCTCTTTGCTGTAATTTGCAGAACCCATAATAAGGAAATCTACATCATATTTTTCTTTATTGGTAAAGAGATTGTATCCAGTAGTAATTTTACTCAAATCTGAAGCAAGTGCTCCATCGGAACCAATAATTGATCCACCATCATAATTAGTACCACCACTCAATTCATAATTATGTGCTCCTGCACCACCAAAGATAACTGGACCACTCGAACTATCTTCAGTATCTTGATCCCATGCAAAATCAGTTGATGCAAGATATTGAGAACTAAATCCAGAAGCAACAACACCTTCAGGTGAATCTCCACCAAATACATATGCTGAATTTGTCTTCAGATATCCTCTCCAGTAAGATGGAGATCCAACAGAATACTGAGCATCTGTTGCTTTAGAGAGATTTAAATGCTTCTCTAAAATTGTTCCCGCATTTCCGGTGATTTTTCCTTCACCATCAATAATTACAACGTGGAGTTCGTCGAATCTTGATCCTCTTTCAGCAGCAAACTCAGAAGTTCCTGGTCGATCTGCTACTTGATTCCAAGGAACAGTCTTTACAACTCTTGTATCACCTACAGTCTCTTTAGAGATTGAAAGTGTTTGTTCATCATACCAGTCTTTAGCACCGGTTGGAGTTACATCACTAGTTCCACCATTTAAAAACGCCGTGACAGAAACGAATTCTCCACCAAGATCTAAGAATCCACCAGCGTTAACTTTATCAGAAACATCAGAAGCAGTATTTAACTTAACTTCCGTGCCGGTATCAGAAACTTGTTCTGTTACTGTAGCAATACCAGCATATCTCTTAAGATGCTTGACTGGCGTACCATCAGCATGATCTCCGGCAGTTGTTCCTACAACTCCTCTGGTAACACCGGAAATTTGACCGTTTCCTATAGTTGCTCCATTAAGAGAAATGAGTTCATTTCCAATAACTAAGTAATCATCAGCAGTAACACCCATCATAGCAGTAGCAATACCAACAACAGTATCGCCAGATGCTAAAGTCGTGCCGCCTTGCATATCAAGAGTTGCACTATGATGCAAGTAGTATGAAGTAATTGCAACACCTGCAGAAATTGTTGCTGCAGTTTCTCCTAAAACACCTCTTGTAACTTGAACAGAAGTTGTTCCTGCACCAGCACCGACAATAGAAAGTGCATGTCCAGATCTAAACCTAAATGTACCGTTATAGGTATAATCTTGAGTTGTTTCTGTATTGGCGTCTGGTAAATGAGAAATGAATTTTACATAAATCTCATTCTTGGTATCATCCTTTCCAGTTACAATACCTTTGAAATCGCCGGTAAGATCCGTTGTATCTCCATTACCAATAACTAAATTATCTTCAGTAAATGGTGTTGTAGATTGTCTCACACCATCACCAGTGCTAATACCAGCAGTAGCACCTTCTGCTAATGTGATAATTTGATCTGCTCTTGAGTCAATAACACCAACTCTAATTCCGTTTGCCCAGGATCCTGGATTCCTAGAAACTACGAATTTTCCGTTAATGGTATTTGTATCATATTGTTTGATTTCATAATCTTCAACACTTTTGATCTTAATGCTCGATGCTGCACCAGCATTTGCATAAGCATTTGCTAAATTGTCAGAATCTGATCTAACAACATTCATCTGAGCACCATATGCAAGATATGATGACGCAGATAACCAATGCTCATAGTGGTTATCGTTATTGTAAGGTTTACCGAAATTATCGAGTAAATCCTTTTCTGATCCGATGATGATTGGAAGATCTACTGGACCTTGTGCAAAAGGTGCAACAAGGCCACCAATATTAGCGGAAGAAGGATCAACTCTTCCAACGGTGAGATCAACTTCCCTTACTTTAATTCCAGGAGATGCTAAATTTACTGGCATCTTGTTTTCCCTCGCAATCCAGATTTAACTAAAAATATTTATGGAAAAGGGTATTTTCAGCGGGGAAACGGTGCATGAACATATTTACCAATCAGGGTATTCCCATTTATCAACAATCTTTTTTATTTTTCTATTCGATGAAATTCTTTTTATAGTACATTCCTTACATTCATAAGAATATGCTGATGCAGATGTCCTATCCTTTCTGGTTCTATAAAAATCGTTTAATAAGTTTTTAATTACTCCGCATGTTCGACACTTTCGATCAAGAAATAATAAATGTTCTAATTCAATTTGATCGTCAAAATCCATTACTTATAGTCCCACATATATGACATATCTCCATATTCATCAGTATGCCATCTATCTCCACTCGAATCTACAAATGACTCCATATTAGAAATTCCATCTTCAATAAATCCAAAAGGTGCCATATCTTGCTCTATTTGATTCTTTTGTTCTTCATATAATCTCTTACGGACATCATTCTCAGTCATTTCTTTAAAATAATCTTGTGCGACTAACCAAGAAAAAATGACTAAACACATTGCTAGATCATCATTACACCCCTCTTCTGCTTCAAAAGAATTGCCTCTTTGAGCAAATGTTGTCAATTCTGAGATGACTTCATAATCTGTAGTAATTAATTTATCATCTTCAATTAAAGTTTTTAAATTTGAACATCCTAACTTTTTAACTGAAGAAGTTGTTCTTACTCCAAGTTGAGATTTTTTTCCACTAAAACCAGATCCGACAACTTGTCCGTTTCTTCCTCTCATAGCACACATGAGAATATTTTCATATTCCAAATCATATTGAAGAATGCTAGCAACTTGATCTCCAATATCATTTACTTCTATTAACAACCAAGATTCGTTATATCCCATCGCGACATCGTAAATGACGCTTGGGAATAGCATGGGTTTAATTTCATTATTTCTATACTTTCCTACCACTTTATAAGGAAATTCTGTTATATCAAAAATAATAAAAGCGGAATAATCGTTTCCTAATCCACGAGCAACATCGACTGTAATTAGATAATTGTGCCCATCTATTGGATTTTCGTATATATCCAGTCCTGCATTTCTTTGTATTGGATCTTCATATGCTAATGCTTTCAACTTTGCTGGAGCAATAAGAGTATTAACAGATCCTAAAAATTCACATTCAAACTCAACACGAAACTGTTCTTCAGAAGTGTTTGCAATAGTCTGTTCCTTCCAGACAATATCTCTTCCAGGAACTTCTGACCAGTGAACTTCTGTTGGAATATATTCATTTTTATTCCTTTCTGCATCATGCCACATACGGTAGAAATGATTCATACCGTGTGGGGTAGATACAATAATTACTTTGGTGTTTTTACCAGAAG